ATGGAGTTCGCTTCCTATCGCACGGGCTCTTTGCGAATAAGAAACGACGTTATCCCTGTGAGTGCAAGCCGCAAGGTCATCTCCACAGATGATCCTATGCGGACCCAATCTTGCACTCATCCAGTGGTTGAGGAGACTCAAGACAAGGAAACTGCAAGGAGTTCCCATAAGGGAACCTCTTGTCTTGGGTATCTCGACTCGCCCCTCAACTACGGGATAACGCTTTCTGCAAATATCTGCCTGCTCAGATGTCATGTCCGAAAGACGGTAAGAAACATAATGCAAATCAGTTCCCACTCCCAGATTCTCGGAGAGGGCCTGGGCCAAGTGAGGAGCAAGACCAGCTCTTCTCAACCCAGTAATGACAGATCTGATTGCATCATGTCCAAAGCCGTCAGTCGCGCAAGTAAGATCTGCCGAAAGGAAGATCTTACTCTCATGACATCCACGCATTACTCGCCGAAGCATATCCTCCTCCGTATGCGGCGCATACGGGGCAATTTGAGGGATACGCTCGAGCAATCGCGGCCAGATGACCTGTCTAACAAGGTCACCCGCAGCAAAGACAGAAGCAGGCGGAATGGTAATGATCCTTGCCTTCATCCCGAGTTCAGCGATTACGCTAGCCTGATGCACTACTCTAACCCCCTCGGACTTTCGAAGAAGCCAGGCGGTTGCAGATCCCTGGTTCCTCTCAGCCGAGAGCATAACAGGGTGGTCAAAGAGTGCATCTTCACGTATTCGTTTACTCAGTCTGTGCTCGAAATGAGACGCGAGATGGCTCCGTTCCCTAAGGCCGGATCCAGGAGGCGGTCGACCCCCTCGGGAGTAGCCCTCACGCACTTGTCCCCACGCCTCACGGTGCAGGGATTGTACGTGGGAGGAGTAACCCCCATCTACGCGTTTCCTTTCGACCACAGCAGCGGAAGAAGAAGGCACGGAATAGTAAGTTCTTTGTTTGAACGAATTGTTGAGCAGTGTGTAGACGTGATGCTCAATATCCTCCAACAACCTTGGAGGAGTCACGTGTCTGCTCGACAATGTTTTCACATGCTGGGTTACGGCTTGCTTCTGAACAGACTCTGGAGCGCTTGGAAGAGCGCGTGCAATCCTCGAGAAGGCGAGTTTGCCCTTTGTAGAGAGTCTGCTATTGAGCCAGAAAGCAAGCCGTCTTGGGAAATATGTTGCTTTAGGCCAAGGTCTTGCGCGCTGTTCCAGCGCGGAAGATCTCAACCAGTGGCAAAGGGCCTTCAGCTCCTTTGCCGTTGCAAGCCAGCCATTCCTCTCAACAGAGAGAGACAACCAGCGACGTATATCCCAAGAACCAGCATTCGTTCCAACACCACAAGAGATAAGACCACACCACACAGCCTTCCACAGCTGTGTGGTATGAGAATCAATTCGGCGACTAGGGACTCTTCTTCGAGACCTGCGTTGACCTGCAATAAAGTAGGCCCTCACAGCGCTCTTGGAAGATAGAGAAGCATCCATACGGATCTTCTCGCGACCCTTAACCGTCACAAACGGGTAAGATGGAAGTCTTACACGCATGATCTTGTCAAAGG